TACGAAGATCAGGTTGTTCAGCAGTCTATGGACGATATTGAGCGTAGCCGCTTAATGGCTAATAACGTAGGCGGAGCGCAGGCAGGCGCAGCAAACGCATTTGGTGGTTCACGCCAAGGCATTGCAGAGGCAGAAACTAACCGGGCATATGCAGATCAAGCAGCCCGCACAGCATCAGGCTTGCGTCAATCTGGCTACCAGAACGCGCAAGGTATGGCGCTACAGGACATTAACAACCGTAACCAAGCAAGCCAGTTTGGTGCAAGTGCTTACAATAACGCAGGGCAGCTAAATCAGTCAGCCGTTAACCAAATGCGTCTAGCTAATCAAAGCGCAGGGCTACAAGGCTCACAACAGCGCTTACAAGCAGGCCAGCAGCTTGGCAACTTGTCTAACTTAGGCTTCGGCATGGGTCAGCAGATTCAAGGCCGTATGGACCAGCAAGGGCTGTCGCAGCAAGCATTACAACAGCAGCTTATTAATGATGCTAAGAATCAGTACGCTGGTTATACTGGCGCACCAGCTAATAGTTTGCAGTATTTGCTACAGGCAGTAGGCGGCGCACCAGCAGTAGGCTCTACTACTAAGGGCTATACTCCGGGATTATTTGACTACTTATCACTAGGTGCAGGAGCGGCTCGATAATGGGTATTTTAGATAGTATTGGTAAATTCTTAGGCGATGAAGAAAACCGTCTTAATTTAGCATCTGGCTTTGCAGGAATGAGCGGAAACCCCAACGCGGCTAATATCCAGCAAGGGTATCAAAACCGCTTAGAGGGCTTGCGTGATGATCGTAAGCTAAAGAAAGCTACAGATTTAGCTACCACGCAGTCAACCAACCAACGTAACCGAACTGCTCAAATGTTAATTGGCTTGGGCGGGGAATATGCTAAGGTAGGCGAGGCATTGTTAGCCCAGCAGATTGATGGCGCTCAAGCAATGGCTGAGTTTTCAAGATTAAAAGGCGTAAAGCCAGCTACTACATTTGAGGCAGTTCCCGCTGCTGAAATAACAGCGCGCGGCTTAGACCCTTCGCTACGTTACCAGAAGGATTCGCTAGGTAAGATTCACGTTATTGGCGCTAACGGTACTAGCGTTAAAGTTATTAACGAAGCGCCTCTTGATACAAACCAAAGCGAGCTATTTAAAACTATCCAAAAGGGTGGCGGTGAGCAGGTAAACGCTTACGCGCAAGGGTATGAACCAGCTAGGGCGTCATTAGGTAGTATTGAAACATTGCAGCAGTTAGGTGCAATTATGGATACAACATCCGCAGTGCCAGGATTTATTAAGGATAAAATAGGTGAAGGTTATAGTAGTACTATAGACGCATATAAGTCCGTAGCAAGGGGTGTAGCGCAGAGTATGCGCGTTCCCGGCTCTGGCCCTATGACCGATAACGACTTTAAAATACTCGTATCCCGCGCAGGTAGTGCAAGCATGGATCCTGATGCAAGAATGGTTATTCAGTCAGGTTTACGCGCAGCAGCCCAAAGAAGGATGGATTTAGGTGAAGCGGCAATGGCTTTCCAGTTAAATGCTACTGCTGAAAACAGGACTATTTACCAAGAAAAAGTTAAAGAAATTCAAGACAGGCCATTATTTACTGAGGAAGAAAGAACCTTCCTTAATTCGTTTGGGCCTAAAGTTGATAGTTCTTCTATAGACCAATCCCATAAAACATACTTCGAGCAGTTGCCTAAAAGCAAGCAGGCCCGATTTGCAACTATGGCACCCGCTACACAGAAAGCATTTGTCGAAGCGTGGTTAACCGGACAGGTAGGGAACTAATATGTCAGCAGAAGACGACTTATGGGCAATTGAATACGGCGAGAAACCATTAACCGAAGCTGAATTATGGGCTAAGGAAGATGAAAGACTAGCTGGGAAAGGCTCTATTCAAAAAGGAATAGATGCTGTAGGTAGCGCTGCTAGCGATGCTGCTGATTGGGTTACTGGCGCTAACGTAGAGGCTGAGATACCTAAACTAAGCGATATAGGCGTAGATAGCCTAGCTATTGGCGCTGGTGGTAAGTCATTGATTATGGGCGTACTAGCTTCATCTTCTGATGATGATCGTATTAAAAAGGCATTCCAAGAAGCTATACCTGATTCACAATTCCAGCAGGATAAATTTGGAAACTTGGTTGTTATTGCACCAACTAGCCGTGATGAACAGAGCCAGCCGCTAACATGGGAAAGGTTTTACCCTAACCCATCAGGCGCAGATTTGGCTACAGCGTATAACGTATCTAGCATTGCATCATTAGCCCAGCCTGTAAACAAGCTAATAGGTGGCGGCGCTGGCTGGACTGCTGCTGCGCTAACTGGCGCTACAGAGGGTGGCTTACTAGAAGCGTTTTCAGGGTATCTTGCTAATGATAAGTACGATGTTATGGAAGTCTTTAAAGGCGCGGGTGGCGGATTACTAAGTAAGCCATTTGGCGACTTATTTGGCCTTGCCTATAATAAGATTAAAAGCATAGTAACTAAGGCTAAGTCTGGCGAATTACCTACTGGTGAAGCTGAACAGGCTATAGCAGATGCGCTTGCAGAAGAAGGTTTAAACCCTAACGATGTAATGGATACTGTTTACCGGGAAATGAATACCGATATTGGCGCTGGTTCCGTACCTGCTGAATCCGCAAGGTATCGTACTGCACAAAACTTGCCAGTACGCGTACCTATGACTAGGGGTGATGTTTCTGGTGAAAAAGGCCGTCAGTTATTTGAAGATTCTGTTGGCGCTGGCAACTATGGCGAAAGCGCAGCAGCACAAATGGCTAATACTAGGCAGGCACAAAACGCCGCTATTGATAGCAACTTAGGTTCAATTCAGCAGCAAATGGCTGGCCCAGATGGTCAGGTAATAGATAGAAGGGCAGGCGGTGAGCTAGCCCAGCAGGAATTAGTAGTTGCTAAGGAAGCGCAAGGCATTGCTAGAGATGAGGCTTACGATGCTGCTAGAGAAAGTGTAGCCTTTATTGACCCGGAAGCGGGTAGTCAAATAGCGGGTACAATCCTACAAAATGTTAACAATACCTTTAGCGATATTAACGCGCCTTTAGCGTTCCGCTTATTTAATGAGAAATTAGCCCCGTTATTGCAAGAAGGGCAGTCATTAAAATCAATCTTTGAAACAAGGCAGTTGCTAACAAAACACGCTAATCAGGCAGGCCCAGAAGGTGCTGCTGCTGCGGCAATGAACCGTGAGCTAGATAACCTGTTAGTTGAGCAGGGAAATGATTTACTGCTTTACGGCGATTCTAAGGCTGTAGGCACTTGGCTTGATGCAATTGGCAAGCACAAAGAATTTATGAAGAAGTGGGAAGATAACGGAGTATTGAAGGAGCTAACATCGGAAGGAATACGCGATGGCGTTAGCGTTCTAAATAAAGCGCCAGAAGATGTAGCTAACGCTATATTTGGCGTAGCGTTAAACCCTAACAGAACAAACATGACGCGCGATCTAATTACCTTGAAGAAGGATTTATCGCCTGAAACTTGGAACAGCTTGCGCCAAGAGTTTTTCATTAAACTATCTGAAAAGATGATGAAAACTGACGGAACTTTGCAAGGTACGGCCTTTGCTACATCTTGGAAAGCAATTAAGCAGAACAAAACTTTAGTAAATACTTTGTTTACAGAGGCAGAAAGAGCTAATATTGACGCACTATCTGCTACTGCTATGCGGATTAGCTCACGCGCACAAAACTACTCAAACTCAGCAAATAGCTTATTAGGCGGCTTGAGAAGGTTTATGGACGTTCTTGGCCCGCTACCGATAAGTAAAGCTGTCGGTGATTTGCCGGGTGTTAAGCAATCAATGGGCGCAGTAGCTAAAGGTCAGATGGCAGTTAGCCCGATTAGTAAAGAGCCTAGCTGGATGAAGAAGCTACTTACAACTACAGCCGCAGTTACAGTTGGCGCTGAGACAGTTGAAGGGTCTACCAATGCTTTCTTTGGTAACAGTAATACATCAACGCCTAGTGGAGAGATTAAGTAATGTCAAAGATGTCAAAGGACGAAATTCAAGGCGCAATCACAGACGCTATACAAGCAGCGATTGATTACGTTGATAGCGACATATCAAGCCAGCGTGAACGCGCTCAGAGGTACTTTGACGGTGCTGTAGACCTAGAGCATGAAGATGGCCGCTCTAAGGTAGTTTCTACCAAGGTACGCGATGTAGTACGCGGGGCTAAACCTAGCCTGATGCGTGTATTTATGTCTAACGATAAGTTTGTAGAATTTACACCTAAAGGCCCAGAAGACGTAGCTAACGCTGAACAAGCAACAGCCTATACGCACTGGGTATTTAACAAAGCTAACGGCTACAAGATTTTAAGTAACGCTATACATGATGCTTTAGTTAAGAAAGTAGGCGTAGCCAAGGTTTGGTGGAACGAAGAAACCATTGCTAAATCATACACTTACGAGAATTTATCAGACGAAGAAGTCCAGGTTCTTGTAGGTAAAGACGGCGTTGAAGTTATAGAACATAGCCAAGAAGTCGAAATTGAAGTCGATGAAAGCGGTATGCAAGTTGAGCGTAATACGCACAGCATGGTCATTTCTCACAAATACGAAGAAGGTGAGATGGTTATTGAGGGCATTCCGCCAGAAGAATTCTTTATTGATGGTTCAGCTAAATCAATTGATGATGCTTATATTGTTTGCCACCGTACCGAGAAGCGTGCAGGCGACCTAGTTGCAATGGGCTACGATAGAGACGTTATTGACGGCTTATCTGGCCTTGATGATGATGCAATAATGGGCGATGAAGAAAAGGTGTTACGCTTCGGTGATTCAGTTGATTCTACAGAAGGTTTAGCTAACGACCCATCGATGCGTACCATTGTTGTCACAGAAGCCTATATGCGTATTGACGTTGAGGGCGATGGCGTACCTACATTGCATAAGTTCTTATGCGGCGGCACAGAATACGAAGTATTAGATATGGAGCCTTGGGATAAGGTTCCCTTTGCTGACTTCCATGTTGACCCAGAGCCACACGCATTTTATGGCCGCTCGTTAGCTGAATTGGTAATGAACGACCAAGATACTACGACCAGCGTATTACGCGGTATATTGGATAACGTAGCTTTAGTTAACACGCCCCGGCTTGAAGTTAACGAAGATATGGTTGAGATGGACGATGTTTTAAACAACGAGATTGGTGCAATTATCCGGTCTGAGCAGATTGGCTCTGTTAACCCGCTTACGGTTCCCTTCGTAGCTGGTTCAACGCTGCCTGCGCTCCAGTATCTAGATATGCTAGTTGAAGAGAAAACTGGCATTACAAAGATGAGCATGGGATTAAACCCAGATATGCTACAAAACACATCAGCAACAGCCGCAGCATTAACTGCCCAAGCTGGCGCAGGACAAGTTGAAGTAATGGCTAGAAACCTCGCTGAGGGTACTAAGCGCTTATTTCAGCTAATGTTACACGTAGCGGTTAAAAACTCGCCTGACGAGCAAATGATGCGTTTAAACGGCCAATTCGTACCAGTAGACCCAAGTGTTTGGGATATTGAGATGGATATGGAGATTAACGTAGGTTTGGGAACAGGCCAAGAAGACGTTAAAGCAGCCGCATTAATGCAAACATTCGCTACACAGCAGCAGATTTGGCAGACCTATGGCCCTACTAACGGCCTAGTTAGCATGACACAGATGCGTAATACCCTAGCAGATACGCTTGCATTAAGTGGATTCAAAAATGCAGACCGCTATTATGCACCTATGAACGCTGAAATTGAGCAGCAGTTAATGGCGCAGATCGCAGAACAATCAGCCCAGCAAGGCGAACAGGGCGACCCAATGGCGCAGGCGCTTATACAGGCTGAAACTATTAAGGCCCAAGCTAAGATACAAGGCGATCAAATGCGTATGCAGGGCAAGATGCAAGGCGACCAAGCTAAAATGCAGGCTGATATGCAAGTTAAAGCAGCCCAAATGCAATCTGCACAAGGTAAAGAATTGGCTGAGTTGCAGCTTCAATACCGGGAACTACAGCAGGGCGATGACCTTAGCCGCGATAAGATGAACCAAGACTTGCTAATTGAAGCCGCTAGGATACTGGGACAGTACGGTACTGCGGTAGATGTTGAGCGCGTTAGGGTTATGCAAGCCACCCCTAGAATGGGCGGTATTCAATGATAAGTAAGGCTCAAGCCGAGTATTTACTCAAAGATGATACTTTTACTACAGTATTTGATATAATCCGACAGGAACAGGTAAAAAGGTTCCTTAAATCTGGTAAAGCCGATACGGAAGCCAGAGAAGATGCTTATGCAATGACGCAGGCATTAAACCAGTTTGAGCATATCCTCAAAAGTGCAATAACTAATGAGGTTATGAAAGACAAACGCAACAAATAGGATAGCACCGTGGAAACGACTAACCAAAGCATTGAAAGTGCAGTTGAAGCGTTAATGGCTCCAGTGGAGTCAGAGACAGCCGAAGTAGAAACTACCGAAACCGAAGTGGCGGAGGTTGAAGAAGCGGAGGTTGAACAAGAAGCCGAAGTTGAAGATGATTCAGATGATGCAGAAGATGCTGATGATGATGATGTAGACGATGGCGAAGAAGAATATGAGTCGGAAGAAGAAATTGCCGATCAAGTTGAGCCTAATACTTACTCCATCAAGGTTGATGGGGAAGATGTATCAGTAACTCTAGATGATCTAAAGCGAGACTACTCAGGCCAACAATATATTCAGAAGGGCATGAAGCAAGCAGCAGAGTCGCGGAAGCAAGCGGAAGAAGCCTATAACGGCCTAAACCAACAGCGCGAGCAACTTGAACAGCTTATGCAACAGGTTCAGCAGCAAGGTGTAATGACCCAGCCTATTCCACCCGCGAAAGCGCTATTGTCAAATGACCCATTAGGGTACATTGAAGCAGATGCAACATACCGCGAAGATTTGGTTAAGTTCCAACACCAGCAGCAGCAATTAGGACAGCAACAGCAAGCCATGAGGCAGGCGCAAGGACAGGCTGATAAAGCCCACTTGCAAGAGCAAATGACAGAGCTAACAAGGGCTATTCCAGAATTTGGTGACGCGGTAAAAGCGCCTAAAATGAAGGAAAGGCTATTAAAGCAGGGCATTAACGAGGGGTATAGCTCCGATGAAATGTCCAGCATTATAGACCATAGGGCCATGAAAGTTCTGCACAAGGCTATGTTGTATGACCAAATGATGGAAGGTACTTCTACGGTTGAATCTAAACTAAAGAAAGCCCGGCCATTAATGAAAGCTGGTGCCAAAAAGCAGCCTGACTCCGATAGCAAAAAGCGCGGTAAGCAAATGTCACAATTGAAAAGATCGGGTAGCGTAGAAGACGCCGCCGCATTATTGTTTAGTAGTTAAATTTAAATTATTTAGGAAGAAATTATCATGGCACAACCAGCAAACACATTTGATACTTACGATTCAGTTGGTATACGTGAAGACTTATCTAACGTAATCTACAACGTATCACCAGAAGAAACTCCTTTACTTAGCTCTATTGCTAAAGTATCGGCAACTAACACTTTGCACGAATGGCAAACTGATGCAAACCGCGCAGCGGTAGCAACTAACGCTCACATTGAAGGTAATGATACTTCTGGTGATGCAGTTACAGCCACAGCCCGTCTTGGAAACTACACCCAAATCTTCAAAAACGCTTGTACTATCTCAGGTACAGATGAAAGCGTTAAGAATGCTGGTCGTGGTAAAGAGATGTCTTACCAAATCGTGAAAATTGCTGCTGAACAAAAGACTGACATTGAGATGTCCTTGTTCGCTAACAATGCCCGCGTAGCTGGTAACGCTACTACAGCCCGTGAATTGGGTGGTTTAGGTTCATTCGTTAAGACCAACGTAACTAACGTAGGTTCTGGCGGCGCTAACCCTACTGGTAACGGTACTGATGCTCGTACAGATGGCACTGCAACTGTGTTTAGTCAAGCTGACTTTGACCTAGCAATGCAGGAAATTTGGGCAGAAGGCGGCAAGCCTGATACTGTTTATTTGTCTACTTTTCAAATGAATAAGGCTCTCGGCTTCACTGGTAACAACAACCAGCGATCTACAGGCGCATCTGGCAAGGTTGAAAACTTGCTAAATGTTTATATGACACCTTGGGGCAGCGTTTCGTTCACCCCATCGCGCCATAACCGCGCCAAAGACGTTTGGATTATCCAAAAGGATAAGTTGGCACTAGCTTCATTACGTGCAATGAAGAACGAAGCTCTTAGTAAAACAGGTGACAACGAGAAGCGCCAAATTCTTTGTGAGGCAACCTTGGTTGTACGCAACGAGAAAGCGCTTGGTTTGATCGCTGACTGTACTACCAGCTAAACAACACTAACGTGTTACAATAAGGGGTACTTCGGTATCCCTTTTTTTATGGAGTAAATATAATGGCTAAGGTTTCAGAGCAGTGGTACGAAGAAGACGGTAAGCTAATCCACGTTAAACAACAGGATTGGACGCCTATGTTAGACCGGGCAGAAGAGTTGCGACAGAACGGTAATGCTGACTTTGGCGATTCTAAGTTAGTAGGCGTAATCGATGCGGCCCTAATTAGCGAATGGCTCAAAGAAGCAGGCATTGGCTGGGACGACCCGGCAATGGATGATGTAGTTAAACGTAAAATGCTCAGTGGCGACTTTGATAAACTGCGCGTATGGGAAGGAACTTACTAATGTTTAAACTAGGCAATAACAGCATAATTAACCTAACGGGCGTGGATGGAAGGATTGTTGAAATAGCAGACCTTGCCATTACCATTAGCCGTATTGATTTTGGTATCCCATCTACTGGTGGCTTGCGTACAACCGAAGACCAAGCCAAGTTATTTGCAGATGGCGTTTCAAAAGCTGACGGTGTTAATAACAAATCCTACCACCAAACAGGCAAGGCCGTGGATGTGTACGCCTATGTAGACGGAAAGGCTAGTTGGGACAAGGGCCATCTGTCGCTTATTGCCACAAGTATGCTACAGGCAGCAGCACAGCTAGGATATAAGCTGGAGTGGGGTGGCTTATGGAAATCCTGGCAGGACTACCCACATTTTGAAATTAAGGATTAATTATGGGCTTTTTAAGTTTTTTAGGACCTATTGCGGACATTGGCAAAACGTACCTTGAGGGCAAGCAGCAGGTCGCCAAGGCCAAATCAGCCGCAGCCATTATAGGTATTCAAGCAGATGCAGACGTTAAAGTAGCAGGCGTAAAGGCGGCTAATAAGCTAGCAGACAGCGGACAGACCCAAGACTATAATCTTGATCTGGTAGCTATGCAGCAAATGGAGAAGTCGTTCTTAGATGAAATTATGATCGCCCTGCTATTAGTACCTATAGCGGCATCATTCGTAGGGTATCAGAAGGAAGTCACAGCAGCGTTTGAATCATTCGCTGCCATGCCTGATTGGTATCAGTACCTAGTTATAGGCGTTTATGTGGTTAAGTTCGGAATGCGCGGATTACTAACCAAGTTAATGTCCGGCAAGCTAGGCGGCGTTAAGCTAAAATAGCATCTAGCTCTATAGTTAATGATGCAACTCGCTTTTCATTGTAGGTATTAAACGCTTCGTTTTTGCCTACTTTGATCGCTTGTTCATAATTAGCTATTTCGGTTTTAACGTAATCCAGCTTCTTTTGAATTAGTATCTTCTCTTTTAAAGTCATTAATTGCCTCGTCTAATAGTTGCTTACGCTTCTTGCGTATAGCCTCGTAAAGGTTGTTTGTTTGTACCGCTCCCGTACAGGCGTTAGCTGTTCTGTTTAAATATCTGCCGCATTCCTCATACGAGCATTTTAATACGCGTAATTCAATTAGGAATAACAGATCAGACTCAGGCCAAGGCATTTGTTCACGGGGAACTATTTTAACCTTAATATCGGTAATATGCCCGCTTCCAAAGTTATATTTTTTAGTCTTTACTTTAG